GGCAGGAAGTTTAGAATTTATAAAATCTCAAACACTATCAGGCTCAGTTGCAAATGTATCTGTTACTGATGTTTTTTCAGCCAAATATGATGTTTATAAAATAACTATGAATAATTTTAGTACTGCTAGTTCAACTGCAACAGAAACACTTTTAAGATTTATCAATTCAAGTGGAAGTGTTATAAGTGCAGATTATGATTATGCAGATTTATATATGCCAGCAGATACAGGTTTTTCTGATATTAGAAGTGATGTAGTAAGTCATACTGAAATAAGATATGCTATGGGTACAATAGATGACTCCCCACAAGGTGGTAGTGCAGTTCATTATATTTTTAATCCATTTTCTACTTCAAGTTATACTTTTAACACAAATCAATCAGTATCTTTTTATTCAAATCCAAGATTTCTTGCTAACAAAGGAATTGGTGTTTTAACAACTACTGCTTCAATTACAGGATTTCAAATTGTCTTTGAAGTAAGTAATGCAAATGCAGGAACAATATCAGTATATGGAGTTAAATAATGGCAGGTAGCTTAATAAAAATAGATGAAGAAATTGTTTCATCAGCAGTAAGTTCTGTAACTTTGACAGGAATAACTTCAGAATATGAAGTGTGCTTATTGACTTTAAATAATGTTAGCCCTGCAACTGTTGATGCAGATGTTCATTTAAGAGTTACTGAAAGTGGAACTGCAAGTTCAGATAGTGATTATGATTTGTCTTATAAACTGTTAAGAACAGATACAACATTTTCAAATATTAATTTAACTAATCAAGCTCAGTGGACATTATCAGGGTCAATAGAAAATGAGGCAGGTAAAACTTTTAATGGAAATTGTTATATTTTCAATGCAAACAACAGTTCAGAATATACTTTTATTACTATGGAAAATGGTTATTTAGCAGATGATGGAACTTTTTTAGGACATCAAGGTGGTGGGGTTTATACACAAACTACTGCTGTTGATGGTGTTAGTATAAGTTTTGATACAGGCAATATAGATGCAGGAACTTTTAGATTGTATGCAATTAAGAAATAAGATAGGAGAAAGATGACAGAGGAACAAGCACTAGCTCAAGCAACTCAAGAAATTGAAGCTGCTAAGCCAATGATGAAACAAGTAAATAATGAGGTTTCTGAATTTAGTAGCTCTGATTATGATCAAGCTATTGAGGATAGAAAAAACTCTATACTTGATGAATATAAAAATGGTTACAAAAGAGCTAGACAAGAAAAATATCCTAGTTATGGAGAGCAGTTAGATTATATTTACCACAATGGCTTAGAGGCTTGGAAAACAGATATAATTCAACCAATAAAAGAAGCTTATCCAAAGCCAGATTCTCCATAAATTTGTCTTAGTATTTAACTATCCTAGACTTATAGGAGGTTGAATAATGACTTTATTACAATACTCTGAACAGCAGGGAAAGAAGCCTACAGGGCAATTTTCAGCAACTAGATTTATATTAGATAATCCAGAAGCTAAGAAAATCTTTCTTAAAGTGGCAAAAGAAGCTGAATCAGAATATATTTCAGATACTTTAGCAGCTCAATATTTAGTTGATAAATATGAGCAATTCAAACATCTCAATTACAACACAGTAAGGAGATACTTTAGGGATTATAGAGATGGCAGAATCAAATAACCTAAAGAAGTTTGCTGAAACTGTACAGGATAGAAATCCTAGAAAATCTAAAAAGAAAGTTAATCATCCAAAAGGTTTTGAGCCATCAGCTTCTTTTAATCAAGCTACAAGATCTGGAGAAATAGTATCACAACCTCAAAAATCCAATGATATTGATTGGAAAGAGCAGTTAGAGTCTTATTTTGGTAAAGATGCCCATAAATACAAAGTTCTGGAAAATCAAGCAGAGATAAGGTATTGGGATAGCAATATTGGAAATGGCAATATAGAGAGGCTTTATTATTTCAAAGCAAAAATAGTTTCTAGTGATGAATATATGCCAGATGAGGATTTTAAGAAGCTCCTAGCAAGTGCAGGTAGGTTAAAAAAACAAGATAAAAAAAAGCCTGTAAAAAATTCTAAAACTTTTGTTATAGCACTAGCAGATTTTCAAATAGGCAAAGAGGGTACTGAGGAAGCAATAGAGAGGTTTATAGACTATATTCCTAAGATTAAGGCACAAGTTAAGCAGATCCAAAAAGTAGAGCCATTAGATCAAGTATTGTTTGCAGGATTAGGGGATCTAGTTGAATCTTGCTCTAATCATTATGCTATGCAGGAATTTAGCACAGTTTTAGATGAAAGACAGCAGCAAAAAGTAGCTAGGAGAATGATTTATACAATAATTAAAGAGATTATGCCATTGTTTAGTAAGGGTGTAGTTTGTTTTATTGGTGGCAATCATGGAGAATCAAGAAAGAATGGCAAAGCTTATACAACTTTTGCAGATAATAAAGATGTGATGTTAGCAGAGGAGTTGCAGGAAATATTTAAAGAATCTCCTGCATACAGTAAGAGCTTAGATTTTATTATTCCAGACAATGAATTGCACTTAACAATAGAAGTATCAGATACAGTATTGCTTTTATTACATGGGCATCAGATGAGAGGAGCAGGTAATTCACAAGCTAAAGCAAGAAAATGGCTATCAGATCAAGCATTTTCAAGAAGTGAAACAGCTGATGCTGATATTGTACTGCATGGGCATTACCATTATTTTTCTGCTTATGAAAGCTCTGATAGGTTGATACTACAAGCTCCAACATTAGATTCAGGCTCAGAATGGTTTGAAAATACAAAAGGGGACAAATCTAGGGCAGGAATGCTAACTTTTGTAATTGGAGGAGAAGCTAAGTGGGACTATATTAAGGTTATAAGGTAAATATGAAACTTGAAGTATTAAGATTTAATAGTGGTACAACATTCACTTCTGGATTGCTATTTGATGTAACAGACAATGTAAGATCCTTTCTTTGCTACACAATGGAGGATCAATACAATCCCACAAAGATTTATGGAGAAACAAGAATACCTGCAGGAACTTATAAGCTAACACTAAGAGCTGAGGGAGGTTTCCACAATAGGTATTCTACTAGGTATGCTGATAGACCAAATTGGCATCAGGGCATGATTTTAGTTAATAATGTTCCAAACTATTCTCATGTGCTTTGGCATGTGGGCAATTCTCCAAAAGATACAAAAGGATGTTTATTGCTCTCAAAAACTCAGAAAGATTCTTTTGGAGGAGCTTCCAGAGCAGCATATGAGGAGGTATATCCTGTTGTGAGAGATGCAATACTTTCTGGAGAGGAAGTAACTGTTACTTATAAAAACTTTGATGGATCTATTGTTTCTAATCAAGCAACTGATGATGTTGTAAATATATCTCAAGTTTCTAAGAATCAGGAGGATATTATGGATATATTATCTACAGAAATAAAACATCTAAAAGCTGAAATCAAAGCTCTTAGACAAGCAATCATACTAAAGGGAATGCAAGTTAAATAATTTAACTCATTCACAATCATGAATATAAAATGTCATTCCTGTATGGAAAAACTAGAATTAATTAATAAGGCTTTTGTATGTATTAATAAAAAATGCAATCAATTTAAAATAATACAAACAAAATTAAAAGAGGAGGAATAGATGGAATATTGGAAAGCTGCACTTATCAGAGGACTAAGATCTGGAGTACAAACTTTTTTAGCTGTAATGATGGCTAATCAAGCAGGTATGTTTGAAACAGATGTGCTTATGGCAGGTGTTATGGCAGGAGCTACAGCTCTTGTTTCAGTAGTTCAAAATGCTATGGAGGATGCTCCATTCAAATTTATGAGCAATATACCAAAAGGCTAAATTTTTACTTTAGGAATACTAGCAATAGCTTTCCTTTTGTATATAAAAAAAAGAGGAGATTTGTATCTCCTCTTTTTTGTTAAGCAGGTTGAGGTTGATTAGGGCTACAATGAACATACACAAAGGGGTATGTATATGAATATCTCCACCTGCTCATTATTAACTATAACAAAGCTCTGGAACAAAAATTAATTTATTTCAGTTAATGCCTTTTTGTCTTAACTGAAGTCTATAGTGTTAAACACAAATAAACTTTTTCTGTAGCTTTTAAAAAGAGATAGTTGATTAGGATCTTAACAACAGAGGATTAGCTACACCTCATATAAACTAGGGTTAAAGCCTATTATTCCACATATATAAATGCTACTAAATTTAGGCATTCTGGTTTTTGGGAGGGAGTGGCACAGGGTTAGTTCCACCTACAACCAACACAACAACACTTACTCAATATAGCTCAAGCCCTTTTACTAGGCTTGAGCTTATTAATTTTAATTTCTACTTTTAATGCTTGCTTATGTGACAATATTATGGGACAATTAAGTATTAGTTGATTAGGAGGTACAAAATGATTAAATTTATCTGCTTTGTTTGTAGAAAAAATTTTAGTAAAAATAATAAATCTAATTTTACTGTAAATGTAGGAAACAGAGCTGCATCAAATACTTGTTTAAAATGTGCATCTACTTTAGATGTTGATAATTATAAGAAAAAATATAAATCATTTAAGGAGGTTAAATAATGATGATTCAAGAGTGGATCTATCTAGGGCTAGTTCTTTATGGAGTAGTAGCTCTAATAATAACAATTCTATTTGCTTGGATGTGGATAGAGGAAAAGCTGCTAAATAAAAAAACAGACTTTGAAACAAGACTACATAGAGGAGAGATCCTTAATAAAGGAAATATTTTCTAATGTATCCACTTAAAAGAAAAAATAAGTTTAATTGGGCTTATAAGTTTCTGTATTGGAATGGGGATGAAAATATTGTTTATCTTTATACAATAGAAACTAAAGAGGGATTTCAAGTTGCAGAAAGTGCAGCTTGGGGGAATGCAACTTTTGATGGTTGCAACAATATGAAATATATTGGTAAAAATAAAATGGAGGTTGAAAATGGCACAGATGCCTAAGTTCTTAGAGGACTATACAACTGTTGATGAACTTATCAACAAAATGAATACAGAATATCCAGAATGCAGATTAATTGCAGAAATGATTGGATATGGAGATGATTGGGTAATATTCAAAAGCTCATTCTATGAAACAAAAGAGGACACAGAGCCAAAAGCTGTAGCCTATGCAAAGCAGACAAGCAAAGATCATAATTCTTGGTTTGAGATGGCTAATACAAAAGCTAATGGCAGATGCTTAAGAATTGTATTCTCTGAATCTACTTTAGCTGAGGAGATGATTGGTATTGCACCTAGTAAGGATGCAGCTCCAGAAAAATCTAATTTAGATAAGAAAGTAGAAGCATTAGAAGCTGAGGGATTAGTAACTGATATTTCTCATAAGGCTCAAGCTGTTATGAATAGCATTAAGGATTTTGCTATGGATTGCACAGCTCAAGATCTTGATAAAGCAAGACTTTATACTGCTAGTGCTTTAACTGAGCTAGGAATAAGAAA